ATTGCGTATTGCGGATTAAATTCAAAAACTGGATCAACATATTTGCTTTTAAAAGATCATTTCCATAAATTATCAAGAGACGATCAAATAAATGCACTTACTGAGCTGATTGAAGAGTTCCAGCATGAATTAAATTACATCAAGGAATATACCCAAGATAGCGCATCAGACCATCAATAGTTTGCTGATCGACTTGCTCTCCATGATGAGCCTTCAAAATTGAAGTTCTAATGTTTGCATCTGTTTTGCCTTGACTCCGCAAACGATCAAATGTTTTCCTAAAAATCTTGTCATCTGGGACTGTAACTATTTCTCCAGCAGCATTCCTAAACCCGCCAAGTACGCCTTCGGTTGGGATGCCTGCTGTATATGAGCCGTGTTGATATGATGGTGTGAGTATCTCTCCACCTGGCTTTGCTTTAAACATTACACCGCCAGATGCGCCTGTATACGCTCCTGGCTCATTAACTAGATTTGTAAAGGTATCCCACCTTGGGAACCCAAGGTCTCTGAATTCAGCTTTAGACATCTCTTCCGCAATTGCTTTGCGAATATCTCCAGCACTATATCCCTTTGCGCCTTGAGACATGATGTCGTAAATATTTTCACTAGTTACGCCAGGGAAGTCTTTAAATGGCTGCGTTTTAACTACTGTCCCATCTTTTAATTTCTTAGGGACAATTTTGTTTTGAATTGTTAAGTCTAATAATTTTGTTGCATCTTTTGATGGCCGCAAAACAGGTAATTGACCAATCAATCCTTGGGCAATGTGATGCGAAAAGTTCGAACTATCTTGCCCAAGCAAAGACGAAACGCCAACAGTGTCTCCAAGATCAGCGTAATAATTTAAATTATTTGTTTTTGAGCTGGCAGCGCCAGGCATTGACGCCCAGCCAACACCCTCTTCAATATTTTGCTCAAGCAAGCCATATTTTGTACCTGCTTGTTTTTTCACTGGTCTTGCTAATGGAACACCAGCGGCTTGTGTAATTGTTTCTCCACCACCAGACCAATCAGACGATACAGGGACCACATATTTGTTCATTAAATATGTAGGCTCAATGCCAAGTCCTTGCCTAAATGATTCGCCTGGTGTTGGCTCCACTATGTTGCCACCACCTTCAATTGCCAATCGTTCTCTACGCATGACAGCAGGGACATCTAGCGACTTTTTGTATTTTGTAAGTGCAGATTTTTCTGCTGACGTTAATGATGATTGTGTTTTGCCAGGAAACAATACATCAATGGCTTTTACTCTGCCAACATTTTCTGCCATTTGACTTGTAGTCCCTTGCGCTAGGTCACTAAGCAGACCCGCACCGACACCACCACGCTCAAGCATTCTTTCGACTCTTGGGGCCATGGCCCGTTCAAGGTCCATGCCCCTGCGCTCTGCTTGGGCCAGATAAGCCTGCCGAGGAATTGATCCCAAGGCAATAGCCTCTGGAATTATTGGTGGCAGCTTGCTTTGCTCCATGAGCTGCGCAGCCTTTTGCAAAGCCTCTTGGGCCACCTTGCCCCTTGGGACATAGGTGTTGCGCTCCATGAATTTCTTGGCCTCTTCTTCAGCAATGCGCACAGCTTCTGGGCTGCCATAGCGGCCACTGGTGATGCCTTTGAATAGGCCATATGGAGCGCCAACAACACCAGACAAGAGTCCAGTGCCAAGTGTGGCGCCAGTCTCGCCAATGCCTTCTAAGTAGTCCAGCAAGCCTGCCATGTTTACTCCTTATTGGCCGTAGATGGGTCTTGGCGCTGTTGCACCAATGTAGCTTGCACCATAAGGCACAGTCTTTTCAAGCATTCTCGCACCAGCTGCCACGGCCTGCTGCAATCTGGCCATGCCACTTTCATCACGCAATGCTTTGCGCACAATCTCTGGGTCTTCTGAGATCAGAATCTGGGCCACTCGCTGGCGGTCCTGTTCTGACATTCCCTTGTTTGCATCACCCAGCATCTTGCTAACCACTCGGAATGCAGCCATGGGGCTTCCACTGGCCGCGCTGGCCAGATCGTCAGCAGTAAGTGTTGAGCCAGTACGCGCTGCCTGCATTACCGATGATGCTGTATCCGACCCGCCAAGAACCCTGTTCTTAGCAGCCTGCGACTGGGCAGCTGTGCCAATGCGGGTCAAGATGCCATCAAGCTCATCACCAGGATAAATGGTGCGCAAGATAGCGCCCTGTTTGGTCTCAGGACTGGCCAGCACACCCATCATGGACTTGGCGCGACCTGATCCCATCTGATTGCGAATGGCATCCATAGCGCCAGCCCTAAACGCATTGACTGCGCCAGGGTTGCTGGCCATGTCTTCCATCATTATTTGGACTTCATCTGCGCTCTTGCCAAAGATGGTGCGGCCTTCTTTGAATGCATCCCTGGCGCTTCTAAGCTGTGAGGCTTCAGCACGGGTTGCAGCCAGTCTTGGTGATGATGAATCAATAGCGTCTCTCAAAGCGTTTTCAACGGGTTTGAGCGCTGCTCCAACACCACCCTTGCCACTTGTAAAGGCAGAGTCAATTGAAGTCTGGATGCCTCGTCTGACAACTTCAGCATCTTCCAATGTTGGCGCTTTGGCAAACACAATATTGCCATCTTTGTCAAAAGAGAAAAATGGCTTTTTGCCTGTCTGGGCTGTGTAGATTGCGTTGATGTCGGCAATGGCCGTTGGTGATCTTTGCAATGCGTCTTTAAGACTTACCAACAAATCTTGACCAATGATGCCGCCAGTGCCATAAGCGTCTTTGTAGGCTTGGTTTTCCAATGTCTTTGCTTCGTCATTCGTGGATCGATAAAAACGCAAAACATTTTCATTCTGTGGGCGTGGTCCAACAAAGTTTGGATTGAGACCGCTGACCAGCTTCTGCTGCATATCTGTCAATGCTTCTCTGCGCAATTTGTCTGGGCGTGTAGATAAAGCGCCTTGAATTGTTGTCGATGCCTTGCCGCCTTGGGTATACAGGCCACGCACAGCTTGCAGTAATGTTTGGTTTTCAGCCAAGATTTCACCATTGGCAATGCGCTGCACAATCTCGTCTGTGGTGAGACCTGTCTCGCCTGCAAGACGCTGAATTTCAGCCTCTGCTGCCCTGCCACCGCGACCACCGGTCATGCGTCTGGCAGCATCGAGCGCCATGTCTGTGAGCTTGCCAACACCCATGAAGCCAGCCTGCACCACTGGGGCAATGGATGCGCCCATCATGGTTGAGCCTGGCACTCTGGCCGCACGGGCTGCAAAGTCGCCTTCACCAGTCATAAAGCCTGTGATGCCGCCTTGAAGACCGCCAAGCGCTGAAGTGCCTGCCAGCGCCTTAACCAATGGTGCGACACTGGCCGCCATGCGTGGACCAGTCAATGGTGCAGCTGTGCCACCAGTGGCTGCGGTCAATGCAGCCGCTGATCCAACACCGCCCAATGCCTCATAGCCTAATGCTTCAAATGGGGCTTGTGCTTGGTATGCCTTCATCTTGCCTTGAATTTCAGAAAGCACTTTGCCGTAGTCTTCGCCAGTGACTGATGCACGCAAACGCGCCTCCATCTCGTCAGCAGAGCCAAGGGTAACGCCTTGCGCAATAGAGCGCAGGCGTTGGGTTGGCGCTTGTGGCAATGGCTGGGACAATGCAGGCGCTGGTGCTGGGCGATCAATGTCTATGCTTTGAGACAAAATCCCTTTAAGAATAGTCAGCTTTTCAGTAGAGAGGCCAGAGACATCTCCAGCCTTAATCTTGAGTAGCTCTTCGGTCGTGAAACCTTCTAATGCATCGCTCATCGCTGACCTCCAGAAGACCGCAGTTGAAGTGATCTGTTAATGGCATCTTCCAATGGATTGCCACCACCACCGCCGCCATAAGGCGTGATTTCATACATAGGTGCAAACTGCTCGAAGCCTGGTATTTTTTTGGCGCGTTGCAAATAATCTTGCTGTATTGCCAAACGATTTTTAGCGACTTTTTGAGCTGTTGACAATGCTTGCTTAATCTCAGCAGCGCTTAGTGTTTGATCACCAGCTGCTGCTTTTCTCAGCATTTCACGCTCTGGCCCAGTAAGACTTCCCTGTCCAGCTGTTTGTTTTGCTTCATCAAGTTCTCTTTGAGCAAGACCTTGAACTACAGCTCTAGTATTTGCCAATTGTTCATTTGCATCAGCACCGGCAATATTTAATTGCTGGCCAATTCGCACCATAGCTGTTCTGTAATCCGCACCTGGACCAACAATGGCCTTGTCAAGTGCAGGCAACATTCTGTCAATATTTGTCAACGTATCATTTGCAGTTCTTGCAGAAATTGTCATATCTTTAAGAAAGCCTGAAATATCACCACCAACACCTTTTAAAAATTCTTGACTAGCAGGCATCTTTACTTCAACTTGCGTCTTTGGTGCAATCTGCTGACGATACTGGCCCACATCACGAATGCCTGCTGCACCAGTTCCAGCCAATGGCGTGCCACTAATGTACTCAACAGCGCGAATGTCAGGTGACTGAGCCTCGTATGGTGTAGCGCCTTCAGCGACTTTTGACTGGCCCAGCTTGTTGTACTGCAACATGACTGTTTTGCCATTCATAACGACTGGCGTTGGAGGGCCATATTCAGCTTGTGATTGTGCAATCTTCAATACTTCTGGCAAACCTTCTTTGCGTGGCATTCCACCAATCAAAGCGCGTTGCGTTGGATTAAGGAATGCCAGAGGGTCTGTGGAAGTTGCCACTGGTGCAGGCATTTGCTGGGCCAGTTGAGCGCGAGCCACTGTTGGACCAGCAGGGCCAGCCACAGTTGTTGGTGCAGCCAAAGCCGCTTGCTCTGGAGTCAATGCAGTTGTTGGCTGAGTTTTACCACCAATTAAATTTTTCCAAGACTCATTGCCAGCAGCTTCTGTTTGCATCTCTCTAAGTTTTGCACCCAAAAGCAAATTTTGAAAAGCACCAGCAGTGCCTTTCTCATAAGCACCTTGGCCGGCTTGCAGTGCAGAGCCTAGAGCTTGGCCAAGGCCAATGCGCTGTGGGCTTCGACCACTGGCTTGGAGCAATGCAGCAGCCGCGGCCATTGTTGACTGCAAACCCAATTGCTCTTTTTGCTTGGCAGTCAGTAGCTTTTCAAGCTCACTGTCACCACCACCGCCAAACAGATTGCCTAATAAACCATCAAAATTAAATTCAGCCATTTTTTACCCCTTAACCAATTAGGCCAAGAATACCGCCAATGCCAGCACCAAGCGCTGTGCCAACACCAGGCACAACACTGCCTAGTTTTGCGCCAGCCAATGCACCGCCAAGCGCTCCAGCACCGACATTCTGACTATATGGAGTCTGAGCCACCATTCCAAGATTGGCAGGCGTTGCACCCAATGAAGACTGAACAATGCCAAGACGCTGGAGGCCAATGTTTCTGGCTGCATCCATTTGCTGCTGGTCCAATGCCTGACGCGCACCACCAGCACCCATGACAGCTTGAGCGCCACCAAGACGCAAGGCTTGCTGCTGGGCCGCAAGGTTTCCAAGCTGACCAGCCGCACCAGTGCGCAGTTGAGCGCCTTGCAAGCCAGCGGCTTGATTGGCAAGGTCTGCTTGTTGCTGACGGGCGATATCTGCCTGCTGCAAAGCCATGGCGTTGTTGAATGCTTGCTCATTCAGTTGAGTGCCAAGAGCGCCAGCCTGCTTGGCAAAGCCTGCATTGGTTAGACTTTCAGCCACACCTTGGCGCGATCCACCAAATGCACGGGCAGCGTTTGCACGCTCACCCATCTGCTGGATAGCCATCTGGCGTGAAGATTCCAAATCACCCAATGCATTGGCTCGCACTTGGCTTGTGTAAGGGTTCATGTAGTCGGCAATTGAGCCGATCTGCTGTGACTGCATTGGTTGAGGCGCTCCACCTTGCATTCCACCGGCCATAGAGGCTGCGCCACCCATTTGAGGGGCTGGACCGCCCTGCAATCCACCAGCCATGGAGGCAGCGCCACCCATTTGAGGCATCATCATTTGAGCGCCTTGGGGAGCCGCTTGGCCACCACCAAGTCCTAGGTTTGCTCTAGTCGCTTGAATTTGTGTTGGCTGGTAAACACCGCCATAAGCAGCCATTTGCGCGGCCAAGTCCGTTCCAGCAATGCCTGGTCCAGCCAGAGCTGTGTTGACCAGAGCCTCCTCGCCTGCCATGTATAGCGGGTTATATCCAGCAAACTGCTGGACCGGCAATGCACCGGCCACATTCTTAGCCTGCTCAAAGTTGGATAGAAATGCGGTCTTGATCTGTGGATCAATCGAGCTTGTAGAGGTTGTGCTTCCACCTTTTGACATGATATTTTCCTTTAATCCAATAACGATCTAATTTTCTTGGCGGGTATTTTGCCTTCGTTGATCATGTCCAAAAGTCCACGGCCATACTTATTGACTGAAGACTTCTTGATCACATACTCACCGCGCATCATATTGACTTGACCCTCATCAGGACCAGCAGGGTCAGGGCCAAAGACATTGGTGATCAATCCACCCATGGCCGCACCAGAGCCTGGAGTCCCATCACTGCCTGGAGCATTTCCAGTAGCACTAGCAGCCGCTGCCGCAGCAGAATCGGCAGCAGTTGCAGCTGCTGCGTCAGCAGAAGAATTAGCACCGCCACTAGAGGATGCATTAAGAGCTGCCGCAGCTCTAGCAGCATCCGCTGCATCAGCCTCTGTCTTATAAGCAGAAGCCGCTTGGGCATACAAAGCTGGGTTAAAGCCACCCATGGACTGACCAGACAGGGCATTGGCGTATGGGTTGCCCAATGGCTTCATCTGACCCATGATCTGGCTGTAGGGTGATCCAGTGCCACCGACCACATTGGGGTTGTATTGAGCGCCAGCTGGGATGGACTGGTAATTTTGAAAGTTTTGCTCAAAGGTCTGAGGCCCAGTCGTGGGCCGTGTAAAACCAACTGGACCAGTGGGAGCCACTGGGTTCAATGGCCCAGCATTTATGAATGGATTTGTTTCTGGAGTTCTTAAAGCAGCCAACTTGGCGGCCTCTGTATCTGCCAATGTTTTTTGCTGCGCTGCAAAATCAAGCGCATTTTTTCTTTGTTGTTCAGCCCACGCTACTTCATTTGCTTTTGTTTGGGTATCTGCTTTGGTCTGTCTTGTTGCCAGTTCAGCCTTTGCAGCCTTGTCGAATGCAATCTCATCTGGAGTTTTAGGCACTGCCAAATCCATTCTGGATTGAACAGTTTTAACATCTGAGCCAGTTACTCTGGCCAAGTCAGCAGCATCAATGCCGTATTGGTCCATGGAGCTTTTGATTTGCGCATCAGTTAAACCTTGGGCCACAGCACCTTTGTATGCCTCAACCAAATTTTTGTCGTATTGCTCTTGAGTAATGCCATTGGCCAATGACCATGCAAGACCGGCAGACTGTTTGGCAGCCGTAGCTGCTGGTGCTGCTGCCGCTGGGGCTGCCGCTAGTGGTGAATTTATTGTGATTGGGGTGGTCGGTAGCGTTGCAGTAGGAGTCACTGGGGCCACATCCAAAAGGCCGCCACTTGAAACCGGCTCTGGTGCAGCCTCCTCTGGCGTAGCCAAAAGACTTGGTGCAACAGCATCCACCCTAGACTGCACGGCTTCAGTAGTAACGCCAGTGGCACGCGCCACATCTGCTGGGTCAATTCCCCATTTTTGCATCTCTTTGGAAATTGCAGCATCGTCTAAGCCTTGGCCTTGTGCGCGTGTTAATGCATCAACCAAGTTTTTGTCATACTCTTCCTGAGTAATACCATTGGCCAATGACCATGCAAGTCCAGCTGAAGTCGCCATATCTATTCCCCTAAAGTTCCTTTGCCAATACAGACCATTGTGGGCTGTATCCTTCATCTTTCAAAAATGTCTTTGACCAGCCTCTTCGGCCTGCCAAGGTCACTCTGGTGCAGCCAATAGACTTGCCCCAGGACTCGATCATTGGTCTCATCCGTGAGAGTTCATCTAGGTCGCCACCAGCCAGAAAATAGTGCAAATTCTTTAGCCTAGGGTAGACAATGATCTCTGTCAACACCACCGATTCTTTGGCAGGCCACAGCTGTAATTGCTGTTTCTCAACCATCTCAGCGACATCGTCAAAATTGTGTGTGCCTCCGCTGTATTCTAAGGCAGCCTCCACATGGTGGCGCAGCCTCTCCAATTGTTCTTGGTCGCTCATCTCTTTCCGGCAGGGACAGCATCAAGCCTCACCACCCCAATGCGCCAGTCAGCCAGTACCGCACCAGTCACCTTCAAATTGACTTGACGCGCTGCAAACCTGACAGAAGTTGGATTTGCTGCCGTGTATGGTCCAAATGTGGATTGGTCGCCTGTGGGGTAATTGCGAGTTTTAAATGAAACCACTGCCTCACCCAAAGTTTGCTCGTCTGGAATAACTTCACGCACAGACATGATGTTGTCGCCATTGCCCAATTGCACTGGCCCAGACTCAGCATAGACGCTGGCGCTGTCATAGGCAAAGCCAACTTCATGGTCATAAACGTAGCCGTCAACAGAAACCGCCATTGGATTAGAAAACACCCCAGCATCAGTGCCAGCAGTTCTGGCCAATGTGCCTATGTTCCAGTGCTGCTCTCTGTAGTTGTAGGTGACATAACTGTCATTCTCATTGCTTGCGCTGCTTGGGTAATACCACCAAATCTCACCATACTGGCTGTTGTGGACCGCATAGACCTTGGATGACTGATTAAAGTTCATATTGCCAAAAACATAGTCGGACACATCACTTGGCAGTGGCTTGACGTAGCCGTCATAAATCCAAAAGCCCGCCTTGCTCATCCAAATGGCAGCAGTGTCAATGGCCGCGACTGACTGGGCCGAGATCAGGCCGCAGCCACTTCCAGCCTTTTCAAAGCCATAGACAAATGGCGCGCCAATGTACTGGGCCGTGTGGACATCCACATCGGTAAACAATAGATTGATGCCCTTGACCCTTTTGCCAGCGATCAGCGTGCCAGGCGTGGCCAGCTCATAATCCCCAGCCTGATTGCTGGCTGCCGGTGTCCAGACAGTGTTGTTCTCTTGATCTGACCACTGGACCTTGCGGGGGTTGCCACCAGCGCCAAGGGCAAACATGATGCGCTCGGCAGTCACCATGACCGCCTTGTTGCTTGTTGGGGCATTGGTGATGACAGCTGCAAGTGTGGGCGTTGTGAAACCCAATTGCCACTCATAGAGCTTGCCATCCGCATTGGAGCAAGCCACTAAATACTCACCCCATGTGTCCATGGACCATGTGGTGGCCGGTGTAATTGATCCAAGGTCTGGGCGTGCAATGCCATAGCTAAATTTGCCAAAGTCACTGTAGCCATAACCAGTTTTGACAATGGCATCAGCAGTTCCACTTGTGAATCCAGTTGGCGTGATCTCTTTAATCGTGCCAGACTCATTCATGGCATAAAGTTTGGTGTGCGTACCAATACCAGTAAAACGTGTCGCGCTATTGTCGCGCCAGCTTAAGAACCCTCTGCACAGTCCACTTAGTTGCGTTGATGAGCGCTTTCTCCACCCACCCATGGGGCGCAAAGTGTTCTCGAACCATCGCACCAAGTTCGCATCAAACCATCGGCCTGCTGACTGGTACTCAGTGCCGTTTCTGTAAATGCCTGGCGGTAATTTGATTGGTATGTACATGGCAGTATTTATGTGGTGTTTGAGACAAAGCTCATTGTCGCAATAAGTGATGCCGTTGAGGGGTAATTTCCTGCCGCAGCATAGGCTTGAATAGAGACCTGAGTGCTGTCAGTCTCCCACCACAATTCAACGTAATCATTTGCGTTCAAGCTCAAAAAGTAATTCCAGCCGACCAATGTGTGTCCATTGACTGAGCCATGCTTGCTTGGCACGGCAAAGAAACCAGTCGAGCCAGTGACCACAGTCCCATTGATCTTGAGCCAAACCCTTGCGTCATGGTCCTGAGAGTCTGGGTTTTCAAACTGGCCAGACCACTGCAAATTCCAAATGCCAGAGTCAACCACTGTGATGCGTGAATTGCTTGCGACACTCACGCCATTGGCGTAGTCGGTCGTATTCAGTGTCATGGCGTAGGCCGTGTTGGCCGCTGCCGCAGTCTGGTCCACAGTGCTTTGAAATGCCCCATAGGGGTTGTTCATAAACTTGCCGCCCCTTGGTCCAAACAAAGACCCAAGCACTGTAGTCACTTTTCTGAAGTAGCCATTTAAAGCGCTGTAGTTCTCATTTAAGTGCCTGCGCTCATACGCCTCTGGGGGGAAACCCAGACTCGGTATCGATGGAGTCTCTAATTGTTGCTGTTTGGTGGCCATGGGGCAATTATGTCAGGACAGACAGCGCATGGTTGATGTGCTTGATCCTATCGTCTAGGCCAATAAACCCGCCATTGATCTTTTTGGTCATGGTCCGATAGTCTTGGTTGTCAGCGTATTGGTTGAGCTTGTGGGTGTCCCAGAACCATCCGGCAGTCAGCGCAGCATACTGGGGCGTGGCCACCAGCTCGGGCTGCATGATCAGGTCCACACCCAGCGCTTGGCCAGCGTGGTGGTAGTTCGCAGACCCTGTGAGCTGGATGCACCCACGGCCTCTAAACCGATACCCATCGCCACTGGCCTCATCCCTGTTGCCCATGCGGCTGCTGTAGACAGTGTTGGCAATGAGCTTGGGATTCTTGGCACACATCTGAGCCTTGGCAGCGTCAAAGCGCTTGGGCCAGAGCTTTTGCAGGGCTTCAGCCCTGTAGTTCAAGTTCTCTTCAAGGATTCTGAAGTTGCCACACTCATGGCCACACTGGCCAATAAAGGCCGCCTGCCTCAGTGGCGTTGAAATGTCAAAGCGCTCAAATGTCGCATTGAGTGCATCGGCCCACTGTGGACCAATGTGAAGTTGGGCTAGTTGTTCAGCGTTGATCATTGACCAAGCTCCTTACAGATTCATAGGCATCAATGCAGGCATTAAGCTGGGCCGTGTTCCTGTCACCTTGGGCCACTATTTCGGCAATGGCTTGGAGGGTGGCTCGCTCGGCATCAGCAGCTGGGTCAGCCGGTCTGTCAGATTGACCTCCTGTTTCTTTGCTATTTGGGGCGGCAATGGTGGCACTTGTGGGGGTTTGTAGACAACTTGCGGCTGGGAGGCGCACGCGACCAGCGCGAATGGCACGATCAAGGGCAGAAGTCTTTTGATTGATAGCATTGTTTGCTTCCTGTAGTTGGGTTGCAGTGGTGTTGATCTTCTCATTCATGGCCTGCTCTTTGGCCCGTGACTCTTCGTTTTTCTTGGCAATGGCAATTTGCATTTCAGCATCACGATCTGACCATCCAAAATGGTAGCCACCTCGGTAAGAGCCAAACAAGGCAATGCAAATAGCCAGAGCAATATAGGGAAATGGGATGCCAAACATTATTCTGACTCCTGTCTGGCTTGTGCCAGTTGCACGCGCTCATGGTCATCTTCAAGATGGTCCGGTGGCGTGTCTGGTGGTGGACCAGGGGTCCAAGACTCATCAAGCTCTGGATTGGTCCATGTTGGCATAGCGCCAAATGGCTGGCTTGGGATGCCGTTGGTCTTTGCGTTAAAGCCGTGATTGTTGCTGTAGCCGTATTGCTGGCCATAGCCTTGCATGGGCTGGCCTATACACTGGCCCATCGGCTGCATGGATTGCTGGCCACCAAAAGCCTTGGCAGCAGACCCCACAGCCTTTTTGCCCATCACCGCACCAATGCCGCCAACAATGAGCAAAACAATGTCGTTCAGCATCTTGGTATATGCTTGGTCAATCGGGGCCATGGACTTGATGGGCTGAGTGACAAATGTCACAGAGTACAAAAGCGCCACCACGATGAAGCAAAGAATGCAAGTCACCGCAATGACCACAAAGCCCCAGACCCTGACCTCGATCTCGTCAGGGGTTAGATTTTGCTTCTGGCTGGACATCATTCACCTTCTTTTCAAGTATTGGTGCGACCAGGTATTCTGGACACATCTGAGTAAATAAGCACTTTGGCTTCTGACACTCTGGTGCGTGGAAATGGTCAGGATTCTGGCACTTGTACCGATAGCGGTCTTCGCAGCCAGTCAGCAGTAACAGAAGCAGTAAATATCTCATTTGCCTAATCCTACTCTGCCTAATAGTAAATTGACAATTTTGTCAGATAAATCATCTGGCAAAAATTTCAGAAAACCTAGAAACCACAAAGCCACTACCCCATAGACAAATATCTTCAGGCAAAGGTCAAAGGTCTTCTGATACTCATTCACCGCCCACACCTTTTGGTGGTTGCACAAAAGTCCATCAATTCATTGATGCCAATGGCCACCAGGAACAAGACAAAAGCGCAGCCGCCAATGATCATGGCCAGCTCGTTCATCTCTTCCTCTTTCTTTTTTGCCGCCTTCTCTGCCTTCTCTAAAGACCGCAGCTCTCTAGCATCATCGATGTCCATCTGGTCCTGGCGCGCCTTAATCTTATTCCAGACATCGATCTTGCCAGTTTGCATGAAGAGCATTTTCAGCTCTTCCTCAAAAGCTCTGGCTTGCTCCAGGGCCATCTCGATCTGGAGGGCAGCGCCCATGTTTGAGCCTTTTTTCTCCCGCTTGGCCTGGAGCATGGCTTTGGTCGCCTGGCTCTTGGCATCAAACATCTTGCCAATCATGGGGGCAAGACCGCCCAGGTCATTGGCCACCTTGCTGGCTTTTTTGACCATGCTGATGGCGCTTTGCAGGCCATTTAACGCGCTGATTGGATCGATCATTTCCTCTTCTCCCACTTGATGCAGACAACCCTGCGATTGTAGACATCGCCAGTCCATGTCCACCTAGTGCATCGGTATTCGGCTGCCGCCATTAGGACCAGAGCATAGATCATGGCAGAGAAACAATGATGACAAAAAAGCCCCAGATGATGGTGGCCGATAAAAGGGCCGCAGCAATGAGTGCCACGGCCCAGTCTTTCATAGCCCGAAAAACTTTTTGACGAATTCTGCCGCCACGCCTGGTCCAAATAGGACGGCCAAGATCACTGCATAAAGCAGATATTCAATCTTGGTCATGCGTCTGTCGCCATCGCGCAGTGACCGATCAATGCTGCTGTATCGTTCACTGCAAACGGCTTCATGCACCGCCAGGCGCTTATCGACATCAGCGTCCATGATTTACTCTGCTGCTGGCGCTTCTTTGGGCAGCTGCGCGTCAGCCTGGTCCTTGATCTTCACAATCAAAGGCCATACACCAGACTTGGCTGGCATCTCACCCAACACATTCAAAATGAATTGGACTTCGTTTGTTTCTAACTCTAGCTTCATGCTTGACCCCAAGGAGTACCAGTAGCAGTAACAGGGTTCTTCAACAACTCAATTTGAGCCGCCAAAGATGTCTCAGTCGCAGATTTATCCACACCATTAGCCCAACACCAATCAAGCACTTCTTGCTCAGTCACGCTTGCGTAAGGAATGGCTGGCGTAGCAAGGGCAAAACTACAAGTTGAATATGCAGGAACGCTGTATTCGCCATCTGTTGCTGTGCAAACCCAATGGGCTGTTGTGATGAAACCATCAGCAACCAAGTAGTCGGTTTGTGGGACAGTCCATGTGTATTGTGTTGTCATAATTTACCTTTCAGTTTATGGGTGTGATGCTTTGTAAGCATCGAATTCTGCTTTGAGTTCTTGGATGGCTTTTAACAGAACAACTGTTAAACGCTCGTATTGAAAACCTTCAACTTCACCAGTTTCACTATAATTTACTAGTTCAGAAATACCAGAGGAATGAACTTCATCCGCAATAATGCCAAAATGGTCTTTACTTTGGTCATCATTAGTGCATTTAGATTTGTAACGAACCGCACGAAAAACATTAACATCAATATTTTCTAAATCACGAATGTCTTGTTTGTATTTCAAGGCAGATGTGCTTCTTTGAAAATCTCCAGCAGCACCAACAGTCATGTTTGCGGCATTTGCTGTTGTATTGTTATATGTGCCTACCGACCAAATATATTTACTAGAAACAATAGTTAAACCAGAACCTGCTGCACTCGTAGTCCCCACAAGCAAATCACCCGCTGACGTTATTCTGGCTCGTTCTGTGTCTTGTGTGCCAAAACGAATAAATCCTGTTGATTCGTATGTGCCAATACGCAAAGATTTATCGCTAGCAACAAACTCAACAGCCGCACCAAGGGCATTTCCAGAAGTCGCAGTAAGTTTTATACCTGCACTAGTGGCATTGCTTACTTCAATAAAACGAGATGTGTAAGCCGTAGGCGAACTTGTCCCAAGCCCTAGATTGCCTGCGCTGTCGAGGGTTGCTCTGGTTGTGCTACCAGTACGAAGACGCAAAGTATTATCAGAACCACCAATCAATGTGATGTTGTTGTCTTGGTCTCTATCTGCCATTAACACGCCATCAACGCGCAGACCATTACCACCGCCACCAGTAGTTACATATCCTGTAAAAGTGCCATTCCCAGCTACGCTAAGTTTCTGACTAGGCGAACTTGTCCCAATACCCAGACCTGTCGAGGTTAGGCGCATTCTTTCCGTACCATTAACTTTCCAATTAGTAGAAGACACGCTTTCAAGAATTAACTCTGATGGAGAAAAAGAGCCACCACCAACAAACATACTGTTTGCGGCATTGTCAACAGACAACACAAGATTGCTTGTGCTAAGTAACGTATTTGTTTTTAAAGTAGTCCCATCAAAAGTAAGCGCACTTCCACTTGTCAGAACCTTTGAGCCGTTCAGGTAAGTAACTCCGTTTGCTGTGCCGCCAGAGAGGGTTACAGAGCCAGAAGCAGATAGTGTCGTGAAAGCACCTGTAGAGGCTGTAGTAGCGCCTACAGTGCCGTTCAAAGCACCAGAAAATGATGCCGCAGTTACTGATCCGCTAACCAATGCAGAACCAGTTACATCAAGCGCAGCGGCAGGGTTATTATTTTTAATACCCAGACCAGTAGGATTTAACCTCATCTGCTCAGTAAAA